CACCGGTACACCGTCCGTGCCGAAGTCCGTTCCCTACGGTGCCGTTACATCTGTAAACGGCTGGGCACTCCGACACCTCATGGACTACGACACAGGGTTCCTCACGGACCGCTCCGTGTTCGACGTGTACTTTGGTAGCGCGTACACCAAGGACCGCATTCAGGTGTTCAACGGCGAGAGCCAGCACATCATCTCTCCGGACGAGTTCTTTGTCCGTGGCGTGAAGATCGGTCTCGCTTCTTCCGGTGCCGTCGAGAAGGCTCCCGGTGACGGCAAGACTGACACACCCGGTGGCGCTCCCACCTCGTTCCTGGCTCTGGCCTACAACCAGCAGTTCACCACTACGACTCTGCCCGCAGGCGAGACCTTCCCTCTGGGTGGTAACGCTTACGGTCCGGCTGACGTAACCCCGTAAGGAACTGACGCATGGAGCATCTAGCAACAATCGAGCAGGTTTCAGCCCGTAGCGGTGAGGAGATCACCACTCCGGAAGAAATCGCGCTGGCTGAGGCAATGCTTCTAGAAGCGTCCGCATGGGTTCGCCATTACGGCGGACAGCCATGGCCCACACAGGCCGTGGCACCGGAGGTGGCGGTGGCTATTACAGCCGCCGCCGCCTCGCGGGGTTTCATGAATCCTGCCGGGTATGATTCCGAGCGCTCAGATATGAGCACATTCAATCGGGTTCCCGAGTACGCCGCAGGCACTCAGCTCAGCAAGTCGGAGATCGCCATGCTCAAGCCGTTCAATCGGCGGCAAGGCATTATCTCCGTGGGCTTGGAAAACAATGACCGGCCCCGGCCGCGCATGTCCCGCCGAGCAGGGTTCTATGCGGACAGGGGCTACGCCCCGTCTGCCGATGGAACCAAGCCCATCCCCCTTGGGACGTGGCCGTGAAATCCAAGCTTCTAGACCGTGGCGCTTCTGTCATTCAGGTCTATCCGGAAGTGGAAGTGGTCAATGCCAGGGGAGAGCGCGTGCGCGTGCCGGCCGAAACGCCGGTAAGCGTTCGGTGCTCAATGTCCAAGGACAGGAACACCACCGCCGAGCTCCCCGGTCAGGTAGACGTGAAGATCATTCGATGCGTAGCCCGCAAAGCGCCTGTAGGCGCTTGGGTGAAGATCGAGTACAACGGCGAGGAGTGGGACTTGGCCGCACCCCCTCACTTCGGTGAGGGCGTTTCCAAGAACACCCGCAACGTCACCTTCACGATTCGCTCCCGCAATGATGTGGGTGCATTCTGATTGGCTCGCATTGAGTTCTATCCAGACAACGACCCCCGGCTTGGGGGAGCACAGAGCGTAGAGCATTCAGTTGCCTACACGATCTCAACTGCCTCAGGCCTTATCCGATACTCAACGGCCATCAAGCGTGACGCGGCGGCCATTCTCGAAATGGCCGGTCACCGGCCGGACGTTGAGCGCTCAAGGATCGACGTAATGCACGAGGGCCAAGGAGCCCTTGACTACATTCCCGACCTTGACTCAATCGTCTACTTGCACCTTGACGAAGAAGTTCCAACCATGGCCAACGGCAATGCCAATGACTATGCGGCGGTCAACTCCATCGAGTTTGGCCACTGGACTTCCCCAGGTCGCCCATGGGGCGAAGGCCCCCGGCGCAAGAAGCTGAAACCGTCCGAGAGGCGACGTTGGGTCAAGGGCGTTGCCCCACTGACCACCGCAACTAAGCGCGCCGTTGCCAAGCGGAGATTGAGCATATGACCCGCACCATTCCTATCTTCGGTTCGGTGGATGATCTCTTGCTAAAGATCATGCGGGACTTCTTTGTTGACCATCCCGAAATCCACATCGGTTCGCTGTACGCCTCTGGCCTGCAACCACCGATCATCATTGTGCGGCGTGAGCGCCGCAGTGGACAGGCAAGCATCGACTCCACCGACGACAGGTTCATCCAGCCTGCCATTGTTTCTGTGAACACGATCACCTCAGGCCCCGACGCCGATCAGTTGGGTGAAGAAATTCAAGAGGCGTGCCGTATCGCTATCCGCGAGGCACAGCAGAACCAAGTTACCTACCCCGGCCTTGGCAGTATCAGCGCCATCACTAACAGTGTCGAACCGTCACGAGTGGCCGACTGGGCCACCTCTACCGGCCAGGTTCAATACGCGAGTCTGCCAAAAGGCTGGACACGTTTCGAAAGCGTCTACCGCCTTCTCATTCGCCCGCCTGATCAGGTGCTTGTTCACAACCGTTACGTTTCAAATCGAAACACACCCCCGAGCCAATAGGCCGGGGGTTTTCTTTTAGGAGAATCCTATGACTACAAACGATTCGGCAACCCTCAAGGTTGGCGTAGCTCGTTTCTACACCGCTGTTGTCGCCACTGTGCGCCCGACAACGGTTGCCACACTCAAGGCCCCGCCCGTTGCTTGGACAGAGGTTGGTAACACCTCTCTGGACAACATCCTGAACCTCACTTCCGAGGGTGGTGCCGTAACGACACTGAGCTCCCTCCAGAACAAGAGCCTGCGTCAGACCATCGAAGCCCGCGTTGAATCGCTGGGTTTGAACCTTCTGGAATGGACCGACGAGTCCCTCAAGCTGTACTACGGTGGTAACGCCGTTGTCGCCGCTGACGGTGCCGTTGAAGTTCCCTCCGAGCCGGTCCCGACCGAGCGTGCGTTTCTGGCTGTACTGGAAGATGGCGAGAACGTCGCCGGGTTCTACTGCGCCAAAGCGTCGATCTTCCGTTCTGACGACATTGCTGTCGCTGACACCAACACTCTGGCCCAGCTCCCCATCAAGGTTACTGCCCTGAACAACGCTGGTGCAGTTTCGGCACTCACGGTTATCCCGCCGCGCGCTGTCGATCCTGTTTAGTTTTGAAACATGGCTAAGTTCAGCGAAGTCCCCGTATTCGTAAAAGGGGAACCCGGCTTTGCCGCCAAGCTAAACCAGCTCGGCAAAGTGCTGGGTGAAGTAATCGCCGCTCTTGAAGCGGCACCCGCGCCCGCGCCGGCCACAAAGGCCGCGCCGCGCAAGGCCACCACAAAGGCCGAGTAAGACCCGGTGGGGCAGGGAGCGGACCCCTGCCCCACCTTTACTTTCCCAGTCCGCACCCCACTACTTTTTAGGAGTCCGCACATGCCTAAGATCAACCTTTCTGACATTCAGTCAGCCGCAAACACCAAGTTTGCAGACTTTGAAATCACCCTCCCCGGTGGCGAAATCATCTTCTTCCAGCCGGTACTCCGACTGGAGAAGCACCGCCGCCTCCAGCTCAAGGCCGCCATGGACCTCAAGGCCCGTGGTGAGGCAGACGCCGACACCGACCTGTATGACCTGTACCAGGACGCATTCAAGGTGGTCGCCAAGACTCCCGATGCCTATGACAAGCTCGTGGCCGCCGTTGGCGACGACCCGGCCGTCTGGCAGGAACTCTTTGAGTCCTACAACGAGGACACAGAGCCGGGGGAAGCCTAACCCTCGCTGAGTTGATAGATCAGTACGGCTCCGAGCTGTACGTCGATCTCAAGGTTCACTTCCAAGTAGACCTTGCTCAGGTCATTGCAGGGGGCGTGCCAATGTCGCCACGCCTCCTGCTTGAAATGATCCATCGACTCCCTGAGGGCTCCCACTACGTCGCCATTCTCTCGTCCGCCCCCGTAGGGGAGGGCGACGTTCGTAACTCCGACGTTCCCGCCGAGATTGATCCCGTCGCGGAACACCTCCTCTGGACAGAGGACCGCCGTTTGATGGCCCAGCTCGTCAACGGCGTCAACATGCTCGTTCGCCACACCATCCAGTGGGAACCGGGCAAAGCTCCCCAGGTTCCGCTTGTCGGCCCTGCCGCGTGGCGTGGGGAGGGAGAAAAGAAACCGTCCAAGCCCGCCACGTCGGTGCTGGATGTACTCAACAGAATAACGGGGAAGCAACATGGCAGCAGGTAAAATCCGGCTGATTGGAGCAGTGGGCGTCAAGGTTCGCCCTGATACCTCCGACTTCAAAGAAGAACTCAGGGCGCAGATCAAAAAGCTCCCTGAGTACGAAATCGAACTAGACGTAGATGGCAACACCGATCTAGTCGAGAAGGCCATCAAGAAGGCCAAGCAGGACGCCGAGAAGGAGCCGGTCACCCTACGGGTTGGTCTGGACTACGACGGTGTAAAGCGGGCCAAGGCCCAAGTTGACGGGATGCTCAAATCCCTCAACAGCCGCAACACTGAGATCCCGGTAGAGCTTACGGTGAAGGGCTTGGCGAAAGCCCAGGCTGAACTGAACCGTATCCAGCGGGACGTGAAGGTAGACGTCAAGTACTCTACCGATGAGGCGGGCTACCGCTCAGTCCTGTCCCGCATTGCGGCTATCCGGCGTGACAAGATCACGAAGCAAATCTCATTCAAGACTGATGCAAAGTCCCTCCGCGAGGAGGAGCGTAAGGCTGAGAAGGCACTCCGTGACCTTGAGGCCAAGAAAACCATCACGCTCCGGTACGACAACAACTGGGATGGCATCAACGGTGCCATCGACAACATTGAGCGGCGTCTCGCTGATCTCCGCCAGCTCAAGATAAAGACGAAACTGGACAAGGCCTCCCTTGAGGATGCCCGTAACAAGCTCCAGAAGAAGCTTGAAACCGCCTCGGTGACTATGAAGTACAACGAGGATGAGGCTGGCTACCAAGCCGTGCTGGACAAAATCCGGCAGATTCAGCGTCAGAAGCTTGCTCAGACGATCAAGTTCAAAACTGACGATGAGTCCCTCAAGGCTGAGGCCGAGAAGTTTGAGAAGCTCCTACAGGGCTCCAAGCCCAAGCGAATGGTGGAGGTTTCCTACACCAACGACCGCTCCTCACTGGAGCAGGCAATCGCCACGCTTGACTCCGAGATCGCAAAGCTCGAAGCCCACAAGCTCAAGGTAGAGGCCGATCCCGACGCGCTCCGCAACATGCGCGACTCGTTGCAGATCGAGCTAAACCATACGCCGCTCACGATGAAGATCAACGAGGACAAAGAGGGTTACACCTCCGTC